GCTTGCTGGCCCAGCGCATCCCAGCGCGCGCGCACCGGCAGTGGCTTGCCTTCCTCGATCACGCTGGCAGTGGCGCTGCCTGGCGCGCTTTCGGTGACGGGCTGCGCCGCCGCCGGGCGCTCTCCTCCGGCAATTTCTGCCTCCGAGAAGCCCAGCGAGCGCATGGCCTCTGCCTGGCTCACGTTGCTCTCACCGTACAGAGGATCGCCAATATCCAGATCAGGGTCTTCGTCGATAGGCGCAACTTGCTCTTGCTGGGTCGCCCAGTCATAAGCAGCTCGGTCCGCCGCATCGCTGGCGTCATATGCAGCCTCTGGTGCGGCGGCTTCCTGGGGGGACTCCACTGCCTCGAGCGCTGGTGGCGCCTCCTGTTGTGGCTGGCCCTGCGCCTGGGCAGCCTGCTGGTCCAAACCGTAGAACGCCGCAAGAGCTGCAGGATCTCCGCGATGCTGCTCCAACACGCGCAGCTCATTCAATTCTGCAGTGGTGAGCTGCTCACCACCTTCTTCTACGTAGCTTCCATCCGCGTCCTGCACCACTTCGCCATCGCGCTTGGCGCGCAGGGTTTGGTAGCGCGAAGAAGCCAGACCCAGCACTGCCTCGGTGTCCAGTTGCCCTGCTGGAGCATCAGTGGCCGTGCTTTGCTGCGCCATCTCGGCGGGTGGCTGGGCCATAGGCGCGGCCTCAGCAACAGGCACTGCTTCCAATACCGGTTCCACACGGCCATCGCCCGTGGGAGCTACGCGGACGGGAGCAGCCGTGTCTTCGGACGGTTGGGCCAGCTGTCCGAACTGTGCCCAGGCGGTCAAAGCCTTGTCCTTAGCCTTCATCGCCTCCGCTTCCATGATGCGCTCGGAAGGGCCCTTCTCCGCCAGAAAGCTGGTGACCTTCCCAACCCCGCTGGTGCCGCCAGCCATAATGCCGCCCTGCATCAGCGTCTGAACGATGGTGTCCGCGACCTGGCCCAGGTAGTCGTTGAAAGTCGCGCCCCTGTTCAGGCCCATCTGGGTGAATTTGTCCGTTGCAAATTGCCCGGTAGTGGTCAGCACCTCGCCAGGGACTTCCTTGGACAGCGCGTGGAAAAGCAAACCCGCAATCTGGTCAGACGGCATGCCCTTCGCCGCGCCGCGCAGCGCATCGAGCTGGTGGCCCAGGCCAAAGCGCTCACCAATGACCTCAAATGCGGCGAACAGGCCAGCCCGCTTGGTGGCGTCGGCGACGGTCAGCTTCTTCTCACGGCCCTCGGCATACTCCTGGCCGAAGCTCTGCGCGGCAATGCCGCCCAGCACCAAGGCCTGGCCGCCCTTGATAGCCGCGCCGCCCATCAGCAAAGGCAGCTGCTGGCCGATAGAGTTGATTGCACCCTCCAGATTGCGCGCCATCATGTCGCCACGCTCACCAATGGCTGCAGTCTTTTGCCCGATCAGCTTGTTGTTGGCGTTGGCGAAGTCCTTTGCGAGGTCATCTGCACCAGCAACGTCTGCCGCAAATTGAGACAAACCCAGCGCAGTCTGACCGATGCCAAGAGCAGCTTTAGCGATACCGCGCACTGCTGCGTTGTTCACGCCATTGCCTGGCTGGTTTGGATTGAACAGCTTGGCGGTCTCAAAATCGAAATCGCTATTGCCTACTGTGGGGTTGGCCAGCAGCTCTTTGCCCGCCGGCAGACCTTTGCGTGCAGCGTCGTTACCCATGGTCTCAGCGAACGAAGCTTGCTCGCCTGCGCGCATGAGCCGCTCACGGCGAGCCTCGGCACGCGTGTCAAGCGGCGCGGGCGCAAGCGCCTCCTGGTCTCGGCGCGCATCCACTGCGCCCATCTGCTCGGCACGCTGGCGGGCCACCAGCCCTTGCCAGCTGTCCTGAGACTCAAGAACCTTGCGCTGCTCCGGGGTTGCGGCGTCCCAAGCGCCTTGCACAGTCTGCCTCATCTCGGGCCGCAGTGGAATCCCCCCTGCATTGTTCGCCAGCGTAGGGCTGTTCGCTTGCATGTTCTCCCGCGTGAGCACCGAGCCAGCCTGGGCGGCGGGATCGGCGGGCAGCTGTGGCTTTTTGCGCCGCATGTGGGGGGACACTCCAAAAGCTGCCTGGCCCGTTTCCGTGGGCGCAGCCGTACCCTCGGCGGGATCCTGTGCCAGAGGAGGCAAATCGCTGAGGAATTGAGTGCGCAGCACATCGGCATCCGAGCCGGCGTGCGGCTGGATGAATGTGTCGAAGTATGCTTCTTTGGCGCCGCGCTGCTGTTGCGCCGACATGGCGGCAAACTCCGGCTTCGATGCCAGCTCGGCCCAGGTGGGGATGGACTGCTCTTGCGCAACTGGTTTCAGCTTCGCCAGCGCGGCCGACGCAACGCCAGCGGCGGCAACGCCCTTGCGGATGTAATCGGGGTCCTCGGCATAGCCGCCTTGCTTGAGCGCGGTGAAGTAGCTTCCGGCGTCCTTGGCGCCCAGGACGTTTCGATAGCGGTCCTTACCAAGCAGCCCGGCGAAGTCATCAGCGAATGCGTCACCGTTCTCGTAAGCGCGGTACTTGTCCACGCTGCCAGTCATGTTGTCCTTGGCCGACACCCCCCGGCCCGAGAAGTCCTTGATGTTGCCTAGATTGTTGGTCCCAGGAATGACTGACTTGCCCCACCCGGTCTCCAGGCCCCACTGCCCGATGATGGCGTCTACCGGCGCGCCAGTCTTCTCGGAGACCCGTTGCGCCATGGGAAGCACTTGCCCCACGAAATCGTCCACGTTCTTGGATGGCTTGGAGCCAACGGTGGAGAGGGTTGCAGGCGGGCTGTACTCGGGAATCACAGGAGCAGCAGCCTGCTGCACCTCGTTGGAAAAGTCAGCAAGCGCCTGAGCATTGTTGAGGCTTGCGGCCAGAGTGTTGATGTTGAGTTCAGTGTTCTGGCCGTTTTGCTGCATGTGTCAACCTACTAAGGGAGTCCCATCAATCGCCGAAGGTCGGCATTTGTCGGGGCCATAGTAGGTTGGGCGGGCTTACTCGTACCAGTTGCTGGTTGAGCCGAGGACAATCCGCCTCCTTGCGTGCTAGCCGACTGAATGCTATTCCAAAGCTCCTTCTGCTGAGCGATCCATTCAGGTGTTGGCTCCCATTTCCCAACCAGGTCCGACTTCCGTTTATCGGAGATGGCCTGCGACAAGAAGCTGGACATATCTTTCGCTTTGCCCATCGAAAGCTGCTGTACCGCAACGTTCAATGGCACACCTGTAGCGGCGGCATAAAAGCGGGCATTCTTTTCCAGACTGCCTGCTTTCTCCAGCACAGATTTTTGCGACTCGGGCGCCGTGAAGACCGGGCGCGGCACGCCGTCTGCGCCGGTGCGCACCAAGGTGGCCCCTGGCGCTACCGACTTGAGCTCGGACTTCTTGCCCAGGTTCAACTGTTGCTGCAGTTGCGTCAGGGTACTGGCAGGCATCGGCGGGATGTCCGCGATGATCTGGCCCGAGGAGTCATATACCGCAAGTGCCTTTTGCCCATTCACATCGATCATCCTCGCGCCGGCGACATCATCACGCAGTGGCTTGCCCGAGAGCGCCGAATGCGCATCGGCCACTGTGCGTCCAAGCAGCGTAGAGTCTCCACTGTTGAGCGCGTTTACCACCCCTTGCAGAGCTTGAACGCCGGCGGCGGAGGCGCCCGCCGCCGCTTTTCCGAGGTTGGCCGAGTTGTTTAGCGGTGCGACCTGCTCCAACCCCTGTTGAACCGTAAGACCGGTGCGAGCCTTAGAGGCGTCGATCAGATCATAAGTTGGGCGGTTTGCCTGATTGGATTGGGCTTGAGCCAGACCAAGAGAGGCATTGACATCATTGGTCTGCTCAACAACTGGACTGCGCGCAGTGGCGGCTTGGGCCTGCGCATGCCCAAGGCGCCCGCGCACGCCTTCCGCTTCGGCGGCCGTGCGGCTGTTTTCCTGCCGCAGGGGGCGCAGCTCCTCCTTGTCGCCGAGGTCACCAAGCTCTGAATCCGTGCGAGCGTTGGCGAGTGTGGCCAAACCTGGGGTAGTGTCCACGATGTACTGATTTCGGGCCTTGCGCGCGGCAATGTCTGACTGGTACTGCTGAGCGTCACGATAGCCATTAATAGCCGCCAAGCCCGCAGATGCATTGAATCCCATAATCTACTCCACAGCTCAGAAGAAGCTACCGAGGACGTTCCCAATCAGGCCGCCCATTGAATCGTTTTGCCTCTGCGCAATACCAGCCTGATTGTTTTGCGCTTGATAAGCGCCACTCATCGCACTTGTAGCCTGCGAAGCCAAAGCATTTCCAAGGCCAAGCGCCTGAGTCTGCCTATTCCAAGCGGTTTCCTGCACACCTTTGCGGGCGGCGTTCTGCGCTACGGCACCATTGGCGGCCTGCGCCAGGTTGAGCCCTACCATGCCGGCCTGATATGCGCCGCTGCTGGGATCCATGCCCGGGGTCCGGGTCAGCCGAGACTGTGCCTTGGCAAACTCGGTGGCATTCGTAGCCGCCGCATCGCCTGCCGCGCGCGCATAGTTCTCTGCGCTGTCGTAATTCAAGGCGCCATTGGCAACGATTCCGTTGAGTGGTTTGTAGGTTGTGTCGTACAGATCTGCTAGGCCTGTTCCAAACTGACCCATGCGCTGCGCGGTGGCGTTGGATGCGTCAGCTTCTTTGTCGCCGCCTCCAAAAATGCCACCCAGAACTCCGCCGATTAATGAACCCCACATAAGATTCTCCTTACTTCCTGCATGCTATCCATCCTCCGCTACTCGTGTGGCGCCTCTGGCCACAACAGTGCAGCCGGGTCCGGCTGCGCGGTGATGTCGCGCAGCGCCTGCCTGTACGCTCGCCACTCAGCGGCGAGAGGAATACCCGACTCCGCAGCTGCTGACGCGCGCCAATCGCAGGCAGCCAGCAACTCATCGCGTTTAAACCGAGCTTGCGCCCAGGCCTCCTCGACAGACAACGGTATTTCATCCCAGGTGCAGGTCAAGATGTTCCACCGGTGGCGCGCGGATGGGCAGGCGCCAATCGGCCAGCCGGGCGGCTCTCCATTCTCGACGATGGCTCCTTCCGGAAACACGGCACAACCAACGGTGCCAAAGGCCAATAGATAGACGCCGTCGTGGGCGTAGTGCATCGCGCTGTTCATCGTTTAGCCCCTATGGCAAAGAGCATGGCATTGTTGATGGCACTGGGCGTGTCGCCCTCAAATTGCAGGGTTAGCCTGGTGGTCGATCCCGCATTCGCATAAAACGCGTAGGCGTGCGAAACCGTGATGTAGCCGGTGTCCACCTCGTACCCCGCCACCGAGCCGCCGTTGACAAGAAGCCTCGTTCCTGTTTTCCGGAAACCTGAGCCATAGGTAATCAGGGCCGACGCGTGCACATACACCCAGCCAGGGTAGTCCATCGTGATGTTCAGCGTCACGACATCAAACCAAACACCAAAACCAGCCCCAGAGCGCCCTGAGGGGTTGGAACTGAACATGGGCACGGTGACCGCATTGCCCTGGATCAAGAGCGTGTCCACCTGGGCGAGGCCAATCTTCGCCGTGGTGATCGTGCCATTCGCAATCATGGCATCCTCGATGTAGACACCGGCGGGCGCAACCTTGCCGTTCAACGTCCTGGGGGTGGTGTAGACCACGAACGGGACAGCGTTGCCGTTGTTTGGCGATCCGATGGCGAACCTGTCCGCGCGCACAATAAACGTCGAGACCGTTGCCCCGTTGTTCGCTTCGCTCATCAGTCCGAAGCCAGACACATGCCCGTTCAAGTCCACCTTGATGGTGTACTTGGCCATCATCTGCCCATCAACAGTCGCACGGGCGGCCGTCTCCTGCTGGATGAGCGCAGTGTTGTTGCCGACCTTCACCTGCAAGTCGATCAACGACTGTGCATAGGCGGCCACATTGCTCGCCATGGTGGTGTATTTCTGCTGCAGCAATGCGTAGTTGCCGTTGATGACTGCGTACTGCTGCTCGGTACGGACAATGATCGCGTTGTCCGCACTCACGCGCTCCTGCCGCTCCTGGAAGAAGTTAACCCCGTTCTTGCTGATGTCGATATTGATCAGTTCGATGCGCTCGCCCAGTTCCTTCCAGAGCAAGGAATTGCGAATATCGTTTTGCACCTGGTTGATAAGGCCGGGAACGTCCGAAGGCTTAAGCACCTGTGGCGCTGAGGTGCCCGTCTTCTTCATGGTCTCGGTGGCCGAGGCAATGTCGATTCCGGCGATCTTGAGATCTGCCCGCGTGACGAACTGCTGGTCACCTTCACCGGTGGTGCCATTGCGCACGTTCTGGCCAGTGGCCATATCCTGCAGCACCTTGCGTACATTGGGGTCAGCAATGGCGTTCAGGGCCGTCTGGCTGATGGCCGGAACCCCTTGGTGCCGTTTATTTGGACTGATCATAGGCCAGCCAGCTCCCGCGCCTTCTCAGCCACTCGCAGCTCGCGAAAGCGCCCTTGCCCCGAGACCTCGATTTTCCAACGGTCGGCCATGAAGCCGGCTGGCAGCCTAAAGTCCGAGACCTTGCGGGTTATCAACTCGGTGTGCCGTAGCACATCGTCCGCGTAGAACTTCACCGTCCAGTTGCCCGAGGCCACCGCCTGGGCGTACCCGAAATTGAGCGGGCGCGTCAATACCATCTCCCGCGAACCCCAGCGGCATTGCTGCTCGTCGCCGGAGTGGAAGGCGTACACCTTGGCGCCAACCACGTAGTAGAGCTGGTCAGCCAGCAGGCCCGTAAAAGTGCATTGGGCTTTGAACCCGGGCACGTCGGTCATAGTGCCACCCGCCTCGTCGAAGCGGATGACAAAAGGTATGGTCGTGTTGTCAGGGGTGTAAGCCAGCAGGCGGCCGTCGTTCATGCCGAAACGCAAGGCCTTGAGGTCGCCGTTCGTGAACCTGGCGCGCCACACCTCGCGAGTGAAAAACAGTTGCGAGTCAGCCAGGCTAGCGGTGGCACCGGTGATAGTCACCAACCCGTCAGGGCTTGCGTAGATGACTCGCCCGGACACGTTGATGATGCTCCACTTATTGACCCCGGCCTGCTCAACATTGAGCTGGCTGACAGTCATGGCATCCGGCGAGATGCCCTCCACCAAATACGGCTGCGTGCGCGTCGTCACGATGGCGCCGGTGCCCACCGCGCAGGCGCCGACTACCTGGCTGCGCAAGGGCTTCACATTCGCGGGGCTCCAGGCCCAGGGGCGGTACGCCTCCGAGAAATGAACCTCGTTCTCCCGCATGGCCATCAGGATCCCATTAGGCAGGAGCGTGAGGTTGCGTAGTTCTTGCGATGGCGGGTAGCTGTAGAGAGAGCTCAGCTCCTCATTGAGCTCGGCGCCGGCCTTTGAATCCCGAAAGCTGAGCGTCTTAGGACCCGCCGCGCCCGATGTGTAGACACTGTCAACATAGTAGTAGCTGGCAATGGTGGTGCCGCTAGCGGTCCGGTACACGCGGATTTCGGTCACCGGCACAAAGCCGCTCACATCATCCAGCGTGAGCGCAATATCGACAACGCTGGTTGGTGTCGCGTCCAGCGACAGCGGGTCTGAGGGCGGGCCCTCCTCGTTGTACTGGTTGACGTATGTGTAGACGTAGGCGCGCGACTCCATGTCCTTCTCTTCAGCGCCGGCCACCAGCTGAGCGTCGAACATGTTGTCGTGGTCTTCGACCTTGGCCAGCGATAGGTCGATGTATTGCTGGGCGACATAAAAGCTGGAGTTGCTGGTATAGATGTCGAGATACAGCTCTCCGGTGGCCTTGTCCTTCGCGACGATGCGCAGCACCTCAAACGCGTCATTCGGAGTGGCCTGGTCTGCTGGGACCTGCGTTTCGTTCGATGTCTCGTTTTCCAGCTCAGGCTTTGCGCACGGCGCCCAGTGAGTGCCCGTGAACGTATACCAGACATCGGACGGGCTCGTATGGTAGTAAGCCTGCAGGCGCCCCTGGCCGGGTTCTGGAAAACCGGCGTTGTCGTTGATGGAGTAGATCGGCCAGCCGTTGGCCGCATATTGCAAGCCTGGGATGCGGTTCCCAGTAACGGCGGCCGTGGATTTGACCTTTTTCTTTGGAGCCGTGAACCTGATTTTTGTGAGATACCCGCTCGCGTCAAACGTGGGCGTTACTGCGATATTGCCCTCTTGGTATTTTACGTTTGCATCCTCGTAATGGAAGATGTATTCAATGCTGTGCTTATCGCGATTGACGCGGCGAATCTGCAGCCCGCCTCCGGCGGGGATCAGGGGCGCGGTCTTTGGGCGCGGAACGCCCACCTTGAAGGATGTACCAGGCACGCCGCCTGTAGGCTTGGTGCCCGCGCGATCCGTCACCCTTACACCGTCTTCACCGGTGTAATACAGGCGCCTGTACTGGTCGTTGGCAATTGGGGAACGCACCGCATCGACGTCGCCGGGCCAAGAGTAAAAAGTGAGTCCGTCCTCAGTCCAAAGGCTTGAAGGCTGGTTACTCATCGAGTTGATGAGAAAGCCCCCCTTCATGTTGCGCAGCTCACCATAGGCGAAGTCGCAATTCTCCGCCAAGGTCGCGGCCGTTTCGGGCAACAGCGACTCTTGGACCCTTGGGTAGATGCCGGTGAACTTGTTCAAGATGAACCCGGCCATGGCTCACTCCAGTGGTGCGAGACCGGTGGTGGTGGCTTCCCAAGCCACCTTGCGCCAGTTCTTGCCCCACTCCCTTGTCATAGCCTCGTCGCCGTTGTCGCGAAGCTGCTGCATCACCCAGGCTGCATGGCGGCGCTTCTCCTCGCGCTCTTTAAATGCCACGTCCTTGCGTTTTGCCCACACCGAAACAAGGCCGGTGAGGATCGTAAAAATAGCGCCAATGATGATGCCCATGGTATCCACCGAAAGACTCGAAAACCAGGTCGGCGCGACCCCGGCATCCGTTGCAGCTTTGGCTACGCCACCAGTGAAGGTGAAACCTCCAATGGCATAGTTGGCTCCAGCAGAAATACGGCCGATTACAAAAGCGCGGCTCTCATTGAGAAGGGACTTGAGCGACATTGTTCTACCCTCTCCCAGGCAGCACGGAATAAGTTAAAGGTGCGCGCAAGTCGAATCCGGGGATCGGATACCACTGCTGCACACCATCCCGAAACACATTGTCTATTTCGTAGCCAACTCGTACATTCAGGCCAAAGCGCCCGACCAGAGGGCGAAAGGCGGTAAGCTGCCAAGCTTCGCCGCAGCGGCGCAGCTGAATCGTGTCGTCGGCATTTCGCCAGACCTGCACAGAGTCCGCTCCGGCCGACACATCGACCGGCATCCCAAGGCGGTAGGCGAGGCCCTCACCGGCATTGCGGCGATACCAGTCTTTACGGGCCTTGGTGCTGCGCGGGTGGTTCCCCTTGCTCCAATAGCAGGCCTCGACGGCGCGCTGATACTCCCCAGATGCAGGGTCCTCGTTGAGCCATTGCCCAGGCTCTGGCCGGTGTGTGGCGTCGTTCCAAGGAACGTTGTCGCCATGCGCTGTGATGTTTCCCATCGGGGCGATGTCTTGATCCAGAAGATCGGGCCGCACATCAATCAGGCGCTCGCTCTTCCATGTCAGCATCTTGGCGATCTTTCCGGCCTTGAAGAGACGCACCTTCCATTTCGCCCATAGCAAGCCACGGGCTCGTTTTTCTGCGTCCTGCAGCGCGGCAAGCGCACTGGGTTGCAACGCCGAGGGCAATCCGGTGCGCGCAATAAGTTTGGCGATGTTCATGCAGCTCCTTAAATTGTGATCTGTTGGCCAGCAATGAACATCTCGTCCAACGCACTTTCAGTCAGGCCCAGGGCGGCGGCTGCTTTGGTCAAGAAAGGAGAGCCGTACCGGTTCCAGCTGGTGGTGTGGTTCCAAGCCAGGTCTGCCCACATGGCTTCTTCCTGGTCGGTGATCTGGGCTATGTAGGCCTCGACGGCTGGGGTCAGGTCGCGCAACCCAAGGATGGCGCGTCCCTGAGCCCGACTGATCTGCGCCGGCACGCGGGCGCGGCGCTTTTCTTCGGCAATCTGCTCGGCTGTCTTGAGCTGGCCCCAGTCGATGTTAAGCATTGGGCACCTCGTCGGTAGGCAAGGGCACGCGGCCATCAGCGGGGTTGAGGATCGGCTGAGGGAAGGTGCAGCTCTCGGGCGCGTCCCAAGCGATTGGCAGCAGCAGGGTCAGCTGCAGCTCGCCACCTTCGCGGCGCACGTCACCGATGATGAATTCGCAGTCCACGGCGGCCGCTGGCAACACACCGTTATCGGGTAGAGGTGTGAAATCAAAGGCTATACCGTTAATCGCCAGGGTGTCGCCCGACTTGGTTAGCGTGACCTCACCTTCACGCACTTGAGGGGATAGATTTATGCGCATTTAAAACCACCTTCCAATACCAATTACGGCTGCGTAGATAGCATCATCAAGAGTGACCCCAGCAGCTCTTTTTATAGAAACCGCCAATGTGAAGTCGTTAGTCGTCCGCCAAGAAACAGTATTGACGACAAAATCCCCTGGAAAATATGAAGCCCCTGAACCATAGATGTGCGGCAATGAAATTTCTGTGTACATCGAAAACGCGGCGGGCCACACATTTGTGTAGATGGCTGATGAGCCCAGGCCTACAGCTTGGATAAACGTCCCCGAAGGAATAGTGATGTATTTCCAGCAAATCTGCGTTCCATCCGCAAGGCGAACAAACTCACCGTTAGCATTGTTTCCACGCTGAAAAATGGCGCCATTTGGCACCCCGCCTGATTGAGACACCGCGCCCACAATGGCGGCAACTGCGGCTGACCCGAGCCCAAGTGCAGTGCGAACTTGTGCCGTAGTCGTTGCCGCAATACCGGTGCCTCCACCAGCGAGCGGGGTAACTCCAGTGTGGTTGGCGCGATTTAACAGCTGTGCATCACTGCTGTTGGCTGTTGCGCCACCAGAGATGCCAGCCAGCTTCGCCTTTTCTGCGGCCGTGAAGTCGTTTGAGGACAGCCCTTTACCTGCCTCAGTGCCAACCTTGGCATCCAATGTCGGCTGCAAGTTTTCAATGGTCGCGATTGCCTGTGTTCCGGTGTGCGTGCTACGGTCGCGCAGCTGTGCGTCGGTCGCATTCTTCGTGGCCTGCTCTGCAATGGCACCAAGCTTCGTTGCTTCAGCGGTCGAATAGTCGTTGGTACTGAGGCCCTTACCGGCGACCTTTTCTACCTTGCTGTCGAGCGCCGCCTGCAGACCAGCAACTGTTGCTATCGACTGCGTGCCGGTGTGTGTCGTGCGATCGCGTAGTTGGGCATCACTGGCGTTAGCGGTTGCACCTACGGCTATACCGGCCAGTTTGTTCCGATCATCGGTTGAGTAGTCCTGAGTGGACAGGCCCTTGCCGGTGACCTTGTCAACCTTGGTATCGAGGCCTGACTGCATTGCTGCCGTCTGCACAAAGTTCGTCAGTCCGTGAGCGGTTACCCTCATGCCCAGATAGTCGCCAGGCATGTAGCTTTGCGCCTGCGTCCCCTCTTGGCCTCGCTGCACATAGATACGCAGCTCGTTCACAACCGAGCTATCAACGGCCAGCACCTTGATAATCTCGATGTTGCTCTCAACAGAGCCTGACTTTTTAAACCCGGTGATGGTGTACCAGTTCCCATCATTCAAGGGAGCCAAATACACCGCAGCGCCAGAGCTGATGCGCAAGATGCCGTAATCCAGCTCGTTGTCCGGGTCGCCTGTCGTTGGTGCTGACTTGACCGGCGCTGTGAACTGAGACTGAAAGTTGTTGATGAAGACCTGCTTAGCCATTTCAGTCGTCCTTAACCGTCATCGTGAACTCGTTTTCTTTCTCACGGCCGTCGCCGGTGACGGCGAGAACGGTGATCTTGTAGCGGCCTGCCAGTGGCTTGATGCACCACACTTTTACGCGCTGGTGCTGAACTGCGAATGACCGCCCGAAGCCCGAATAAGGCACCTCCGAGCCATCGGCCAGGCTCTGTACCTTCACAGTGGCTGAGGTGATCGTGTCGTCGATGGGCAAGAACTCCGAGAAGTCCATGTCGTAATCGAGGGTCTCGGAGGGTTGCTGCGTGAATTTGCCAATGATTGCCATCAGCCCACCTTCATTTCTCTGTCTTGGTACGGCACGTACATCACACGGATGTCGGGCGCGTCTTCGTCGTACGGGATCTGCTTGATAGTGTCCCCAGACACCGTTACTCGTACCCGCATCGTGAATGGCACAACGGTGCGGAATCTCTCGTAGCTGCGCACCGCAGCCAGGCGCAGCGCCACAGCTGGTGAGATGGCAAGCGGGCCCAGCGGGGTGTAAGTCTTGAAGTTCGGCGTGAGGTCCGCCCGAGGGGTAATCGCTACCCTGCCCTGGCTGATGTTCCGCCTCGGAAACACCGTCACATGGGGCACCAGCAACACCCTTTGCGCAAAGGTCAGCTTTGTGCGCGAGCGATTGGTCCCGAGGATGGTGAGCTGCGCGGTGGGCGCAATGACGGTCCGGCCGCTGCGAACCAATGTTTTCCACAGCGAAACCAGTTCAGCCCTGGCGGTGAACTCCACCGGCGCGCGCGCTCGCACCCGCCCGTTTGGCCGCAACACTGCAGCCATATTGAACGTGGTGCTGACACGCTGAATCGAGTCTTCTACCAGCTCGTTTATCAGCGCGGCGTTGATGCTCTCGCTGTTCATCCTGGTGCGCGACCGATCAGAGGAAGTTCAGCATCAAATCGCCGCTGAGCTGCGAAGAGTCGATGAAGTACACATCGTTGATGTTGAGCAGTTTGGGAGCCGGCAGCGCTTCACTGAAAATCAAGTTTCCACCCGTGAGCGCATCCACCACACCGATGTGGGTCACCGTGACAGCCGCACCCGTCACCGGCGCGAACTCAGCGCGCTCAGTGTTGAAGGTGCTGCCGTTGTTCGCCGTTGCGAACGTGGGCGCCTGGATGCGCGTGTACCAGCTGCCGGTCACCTCAGTGCCAGCCGTGAACGAATCGGTGGGGTCAGCCTTGAACAGCGCCAGGTAACGCCCCGGCACGCCAGGCATCGCGATGCCCTTGCACCAGAAATTGGCAGTTGCGTTGGCGGCGTAGGTAGAAAATCCAGACATCTTTTATGCCTCCGGTTTTGCTTGTTGCAGGCCGACATCGGCCGCGAATGCTTGATAAAAACTGCCCGCTTTCGAGTCCGAGGCGGCCTCGGTGTCCTTGCTGTGCGCGCGAAAGCACACCCAGTTGAGGAGCGCGCCGCGGTACGTATCAGGGATGAAAATGGGCTGGCCAGCCGTGATGTCTGGCGGGACCGCGCTGTATGTCATCAGAACGAAGCCGGTGCCGGTGTTTGCAGGCCACACCCAGAACTGCTCACGGATGTGCGGGTCAGGCATGAAGTGCACGACTTCAAGCTGGGCCTTGTCGGCGGGCCACCGTGCGCGGGACTGGTCCAGGTAGTCGCGGGAGGTGGCGCGAATGCGCCTCCCCGGCGTCGCGCCATTGATACCCAGGTTGTAGGCCAGGTCCAGCACTGTGATGGCTCCAGCCGGTGCGCGCTGCAGCACCCCCTGTGCCAGCTTCTGAGGCTCAGTCTTCGTGTAGGCCTGCGGTACCGCATTGACCACCTGCGTCTGCGCTTCGTTGAGCCAGCCCAGCAGCTCTGGCTGGGTCCAGCGCGTGTTGCTCTGATCCTGCAGAATGATCGATGCTTGGTCGATGAGGCGCTGCGCCACGATGGTTCCCATGCTGACGCTCCTCAGTGCCTGCTGCGCGTGCGCAGCGGTGCGCGGGCGCGGTTGGTGATGGCGCCCGCCTGGGCGTTGTGCATTGCGCCGTGGAACAACTGCCGATGCAGTGCGCCCAGATCGGGAGCGGTCCAAGGTTTGCCGGGCATCAGCATCAGGCGCGCCAGGGCGCCATCAACGATTCGCTCCCCCCACTTGGCCCAGATCCAGCCCGGGATGGTTGTGGCCGCCCGTGATGGTTGCAGCGCCAAGTCGATCTCCAGCACGCCGGCCTGGCTGGTGACCGGCACGGGATGCAGTAACACCTGCTCGGTGTCGTTCTGTGCCCAGAAGCGCGGTGCGCCAGTGGCGTCCCCGTACTCAACCTCATCGAGCCATTTCCCCTGGTTGGCCGGAGCCAGCGCTTTCCCGCGATAGCGCACGGCCAGCACCCTCACCACCGCTGCACCCATGTCCGGCTCAAGCTCCACCGCGCGCTGACCGGCAGTCAAGCTGGCGTCCTCTTGCGTGTATGTCCACACGCCCGAGGTGCTGCAGAACTCGATGGCCGCGTTGCGGATAGCCAGCTCGGTTACGGGCGAGGACGGGTCGGCGGCCAGGTGCGGCAGCACATCGTCTACGGCGTCAGCAAGGGTGAAGGCGGCCATATCAGTCTGCCGCTTTGATCGACGGGTCTACGACTGCGCCTTCGGCCTCCAGCTCACGCACCTGGTCCAGCAGGTCGGCCGTGGCCTTACCCTTGAGGACCTTGTCGAACTTGCGCTTGGCGTACTCGCGCAGCTCACCGGCGGTGAACTTCTCCAGCGGCTTGTTTTCGGCAGCCACTTGCAATGCATCCTTGGCTTGCGGCTCGCCTCCATCCACCAGGCGGAA